CCCTGAATGCCGTAGCCGCAGAGCGACCTACCAGTCCATGCAGCTCCACATCAAAGCGACAGGCCACAAGCTCTGCACCTGTGGTGGCTACCACTACGCGCACCGCCCTGGCTCTCCCTTCTGCGAACAGAATCCGCGCAGCGCCTACTACCACGCGCTGCGCGCGAGTGAGCCTGACGAGTTGCTGCTGGAGATCCTGGTCGACATGGCCTGGTCACTGCCCGGCAAACCGTTGACAAAATACAACATTGCGCAGCTTTAGCAAGTGCTACAATTAATTCAACGCAATACGAAAGGTTGATATGCAAACCCGCAAATACCCCCGGACCCTACAGGAAGCCTTCGGCCCCTACACCAGCCGTGACATCACCGAGCTTGACACGTTCCGCTGGACGCCCATCCGCATCGCCCTGTGCGTGGTCTACGCCGCAGCGCTGGTGACTTTGGGGGTGGTGCTGTGAACTGCTTTGACTGCGAACTTTACGGGCCATGCAACGGGCGCCACGGCTGCGCAAAGAACGAGACCCCTCTGCCCTTGGACGACCCCTACACCGTCAGCGATGCGCTGGTGGACCTGGGCATCACGCTCGCCCTGCTCCTCGCCGTCGGCACGCTGGCGTTCAACATCGGCTACTGGCTGCACTGACATGAAGTGCCTCGAAACGCGCCAGCGCAACGGCATGAAGTGGCGGCGCTACCGCACGGCCGATGGTCGCACCATCACCACGTACGAACTGCCAGAGGCCGTGCTCAAGGGTGCGGCGCCAGCAGCAAAGCTCAAAGAGCGGTTGGAGATGTGGCAAAACGGTGAGCGACTGCGCGCACGGCGTCATGCCGTGCTTGCAAGGATAGAGCAGGGGTTGAAGCCGTTGGCCATCGCCGACGAACTCGGGTTGAGTACCCGCCAAGTACAGATGTTGAAAAGGAAACGCAATGCGTGAATCCCAGATCGAGGCATACCTCGTCAAGCGTGTGAAGGAACTGGGTGGCGAGTGCCGCAAGGTCCAGTGGGTGGGGCGCAACAGTGCGCCCGACCGTGTGGTGCTGGTGCCGTGGACCTACGCCATTTGGGTCGAGGTAAAGAACCCCGAGACCATCCTTACCTTTCCAGCCGATGCCCGTGAGCGTGCACAAGCGCGCGAGCACAAACGCATGCGCGCGCTGGGCCAGCGGGTTGAGGTGATCGGAACGATTGAAGGTGTCGAGGAGTTGCTTAAATGACAAAGCCAACAGCCTATGAGCTGCTCACTTACAAGGGTCGGTGTTTTGAAGACTCAAAGGACCCTGCGTACTGTGGGAGCTGCAGCATAGATGTTCACGTTGCGCAAGTACGTGATAAAAAATCCTGGGTGCACTCCAGCCTTGCCCACTGGGAGCGTGCCGCCCAAATGGCCGAGTTGGTCGTCTTCGATGCGCGAAAAGCCGAGCCAGGAGAGCTAAAGCCATGCCCGTTCTGTGGCAGCCACGACATTGATAACGTGTCAGCGGGCTACGCAGGCCCGTCCGACCGTTGGCACGCTGGTGACGAGATATTCGCGGTCAACTGTAAAGGGTGCGGAGCAAGCGTTCCGAACCGCTACCGCAACAGCCTGGTGGTTGAGGCTTGGAATCGGCGCCTAATCTGATGCGCCGTAAGCTCGACCCCCGACCCTACCAGCGCATTGCTATGGATTTCATAGCTAGTCACCCGCGCTGCGCCTTGTGGGCAGGCATGGGGATGGGCAAGACGATCACCACGCTGACCGTGCTGGACGGTTACTACAACGTGGCCGGGCAGACCGAGCCGACGCTGGTGCTGGCCCCCAAGCGCGTGGCGCAGAGCACTTGGCCTGACGAGACCGCGAAGTGGTCGCACCTCGCTGGCCTTGAGGTGGTGCCCATCGTCGGCGACGTGAGCGAGAGGCGCGCGGCGCTGCGCCGTGACGTGCCGGTGCACACGATCAACTATGACAACCTGCCCTGGCTACTGGAAACACTCGGCGGCAAGTGGCCCTACCGCCGAGTGATCGCCGACGAGAGCACCCGGCTTAAGTCATTCCGCACCAAGCAGGGCGGCACTCGCGCCAGGGCCTTGGGGCAAGTCGCGCACAGCAAGGTACGCGAGTTCATTGAGCTGACCGGCACGCCCAGCCCCAACGGATTAAAGGATCTGTGGGGGCAAGTGTGGTTCCTGGACGAGGGCCAGCGTCTGGGCCGTACCTATTCGGCTTTCGAGTCGCGCTGGTTCGGCTACCGCAGGGCCAAGGACGCGGTGAGCGGGCGCATGGACCTGCAGCCGGTGATCTTCCCGTTCGCCCAAGAGCAGATACAGGCCAGGCTCGCAGACATCTGCCTGACGCTTGACCCTAAAGACTGGTTCGATCTGAAGGACCCGATTGTCACGCCCGTCTACGTTGACCTGCCGCCCAAGGCGCGCAAGGTGTACGACGAGATGGAAAAAGAGATGTTCACCATGCTGGGCGGCCACGAGGTCGAGGCGTTCAACGCTGCCAGCAAGACCATGAAGTGCTTGCAGATCGCCAATGGCGCTGCGTACATAGACCCCAGCGTGCTGGGCGACGACCACCCAAAGGCCCTGATGTGGCAGGAGATACACGATGCGAAACTCGAAGCTCTGGAGAGCATTGTCAATGAAGCTGCAGGCATGCCGGTGCTGGTGGCCTACCACTTCAAGAGCGACCTTGCCCGGTTGCTTAAGGCGTTCCCTCAGGGTCGGGCGCTGGACGCTGATCCTGAAACAATACAGCGGTGGAACATGGGTGCTATCCCTGTGTTGTTTGCCCACCCTGCATCTGCAGGGCACGGTCTCAACCTTCAAGACGGGGGCAACATCATCGCCTTCTTCGGGCACTGGTGGGACCTCGAACTCCACGACCAAATCGTTGAGCGACTTGGGCCAGTTAGGCAGGCTCAGGCCGGGCATGATCGTGCCGTCTTCATTTACTACATTGTGGCTAGAAATACCGTCGACGAAGTCGTGATGGCACGACGCGACGGCAAGCGCGGCGTGCAGAATTTGCTATTGGACTACATGAAACGAAAGAAGTTATGAACAACCAAATTACACCCCTACCCTCGGGCGACTTCAAGGTCAACGCCTTGGGCCAGCCGTCACCCAACCGCACCGACTTCAAGGACTGGAGCCGGGAGAACCTGGAAGCGTTCGCGCGCCAGGCTGCTGACGAGAACCTGGTGCTCCAGGCGAATGTCGCTGCGCTGCTCAAGCAGTGGCGCGAGGTGACCATCGCCGTCGCTGAAGAGCGCGAGGCGTGCGCGGTTCTTGCCGGTGAGCTTGAGCCGAACACCGGTATCGACGACGCCATCAGGGCAAGGGGCTGACCATGAGCGACGACCTCGACATCGCAGCCGAGCGCGAAGAGCTCGCCCGCACCTTCGCCCAGGCGGTGCGCAAACCCGCAGGGCCTGTGGCTACCGGCCGCTGCCTCTACTGCGATGAGCTCACGGGTGAGCGCCGCTGGTGTGACGCGCTGTGCCGCAACGCTTGGGAGTTGTTGCGCGTTCGCAACGTAGGGTGATATTGTTGTAGCAGGTGATAGAATAGCCACTTGCACATTGCGTGGGGCAGTGTGCTGGTTCTTGACGCATAACGCGGTGTACGACTTACACATACCACGAAGTGCACCTGCTAAAACTTGTAGCAGTTGCTAAACGGTAGTAAAGTATTCTCATGAAAATCTGCAGAACATGTTGCCAAGAGAAACCCCGGGAGGCTTTCGCCGCACGGCGTGGCACCCGCGACGGCTTGCAGTCAACCTGCCGGGCGTGCGACACCGCCAAGGCGAAGGCCTGGCAGGCCGCCAACTGGGGCCGAGCGCAGGCGGTGCAGAAGTCGTGGCGCACGACCAACCGCGAGCGGTACAACGCCTTGATGGCGTTGGCCAGTAGCAAACGCAGGGCGGCCAAAAAGAACCGCGTGCCGGCATGGGCTGACGCCGCCAAGATCGCTGCGGTGTACCGCCTCGCCGCAGATGTGCGCTCGCTCGGGTTTGACTGTGACGTGGACCATATCGTGCCCCTTCAAGGGGTGACAGCCAGTGGCTTTCACACGCACGACAACCTCCAGGTGCTGCCGTCCCTGACCAACAGCGCTAAGCGCAACACTGTAGACCCTGACGCCTACGACGTGGTGCCGTCTTGGGTTGGGCTCAAGCCGTGAACGTCCGCGAGCGGCGCAAGGCCCAGGCGCTGGAGGAGATCCGCGAACTGGTCTACGAGTACGGCGCCGAGCGTACCGAGCTGCTCCTGAAGGTGCACGCCACCACCGTGCAGCGCTGGATAGACGGCACTGTCGCACCCTCTGAGGCGGTGCTGATCGCCCTGCGAGCTGCGGCCTACGGCGTCATGCCGGGCATGGCGGTCCAGCACTGGAAGGGGTGGCGCTTCGGGCACGACGGTATGCTCTACAGCCCCATCGACAAGCGCGGCCTGTGGCCCTCCCACATCGCCGCGATTCACTACGAGCGCCAGATGCTGGCGTCGTTTCGCCAAGAGAACAGGGACTTGCGCGAGCGCCTTGAGAAAGCGCTCTACGACGGCAACACCGCGGCCAATGACCCGGTGATGGTTACGCTGCGCTCTCGGTGATGGTGATCGAGCTGGCCGCCACACCGCCGAACAGACGGGCCGCGGCACTGCCGTTGAAGGTGAGCGTGGCTGCGGCGTTCGGGCCAGCGCGCACCTTGAAGGTCGTAGCGCTGGTCGTGCCAGCCGTCATCCAGTGGGTCATCGACAGGACGCCACCGCCGTTCGTGGAATCAACGAACAACTGCGTGGCGGCCAGGGCGCCGGCCGTGCTGTCCTGAAACAGCGCCATGATCATGCGCGCTGCGATACTGGTGCCACCGTGAAACACCACGTCGATGCGCAGCTTGCTGGTGGCCGAGCGCGGCGTGATCGCCAGCGT